GAAGCGCCTTCGCCAGCAGCGGCTTTAGCGTTAACAGCGGTGTTGGATTGTCCTGAGGCAGCAGCATCACCAGGGAGAACAGCAGCGGTTACCGTTGGCATTGGATCTCCAGCCTCGGAAAGGACAGCAGCGTGCTCACTGGCAAACTCCTCAAACTTTTCGTTAAGCATATCTGACATTTGAGTTTTCCTCGTAAGTATCTAAATGATTATTCTAAGATTATTTATGAATTCAAAGATTTGAAAGGAACTTATCGAATGCTTGAAGCATTTTCTCCTCAAGTTCTACCTTGGAAGCGTTATCGATTTCCTTTTTCATCTCCTGGATTTGTCTTTCGCGGAGTAGTCCGCCTTCCCAAACCCATTCTTTACCTTCCATAATTCCATTGACGAAAGCGTCAGGAGCAGAAGGATCTGCTACGATATCAGCAGCAGTGGCGAGCATGAAGTCATCACTAACATACTTCACGCCATTTTCCTCTTTGAGAGAACCCATTCCTCTAGAGGAAACACCAAGTTTTACACCTTCACCGAGGAGACTCTTGGCAATTGTACCCATGGGTGTATCAAGGATTCTTGCCTTGCCCATGAAGTTGTTACCCTCTGCCTTTAGTGATGTGATCTTGTGAGACACTCGATCAAGATTGACAGTGGGACCGTCAGGGTGACCTAGTTCACCTAGGGCACGACCAGCTTTGACATACTCTTCAGAATACCTTTCAACTTCTTTCTGAAGAACATCGAATGGATAAATTCTTCCGTTGCGGTTCTTAATTTCCGATTGGAGGAACACACCCTCAATATAGAGAGTTTTCTTCCCATCCTTTTCCTCAGTGAGGATCTGGATGTCTTCGATGCTTTCAGTGATTAGTTTCATTGTTCTTCTGGAGTATCTCCTGTTGGTTCATCAAAGAACGTATTTGCTACGGTCTTCTTATATGTATCAATTGTTTCTGATGCTTTAGCAAATAGGATGTCCTCAATAGCATCGAGGGCATCTGCTCTTTTCTTGTCGGCAATCAAGTTGACGACGTTGAGCACTTCAGAATCAAGCGGTTGATCAGACATAACATAAAAACGGGTTATAATTTATTTATCAGATTTTTTATTTGTTGCTGGAGTAGGTTTCGGCATCGCCTTCATTTTTTCAATCTCTCTAGCGTTAGCATCGTCTGCTGCCTGTGCTTCTAGTTCAGGAGCAAAGGCATCGTTCTGACGATCCATCATGTCAAAGGTATTGAGATCAGCGGGGTTCATTGCCACACCAGCTTCGATGTCACCAGCAATCTGCTTATCCATTTCCTTAATTTCTTTCTCAGTCTGCTGTAGAACTTGACGACGGATGTAGTCAACAGAGAAATACTTACCAAGGAATGGATCCATCTGGACAACGAGGTTCATACGCTGAAGCATCATCTCCTGTTCCTTCAATTCATTGAAGTGGTTGTCGAACAGGAAGTCATACTGGATATGCTCCTCCATGTCATCCCAATCTTCAGGAGCAATTACTCCTTTGAGGATAAGTTGGGTCTTGAGAAGATCGTGGAAAAGTTCGCTAAATCTCTTACGTAGTCTTCCGACAAACTTGGCAAACTTGAGTTCGTCACGGAGGACTTCAGTGGTTTTACCGAGGTTAAATCCTTTGTTATCGTCTGTAAGTCTAGAAGGGGGAAGATTGAGAGAGTTATAAAGCTTCTTTTTAAAATACTCAACGTCTTTAAGTTCGCCAAGATTCTGTCCGCCAGGTAGAGTAGAAATCTCAGTTCCACGTCCACCCTCTCTACGAGGTAACCAGAAATCCTCTAGCATACTCATATGCTTTTTGTCGTCACGGATCTCGCCAGTGCTAGCATCGTAAACTAGTTTGTTACGATAACGTGCCATCACGTCACGGAGATATTGTTCCGCTTTGACTTTAGGTAGATTGCCGACATCGATGTAGAAAATTCTACGCTCGGGAGCACGGGACAATCTGTAGATAACAAGAGAGTCTTCAATCATACGTAGTTGATTGAGTGACTTGATTGCTTTGTGTAAGAAACTCAATGGTTGTTTCTTATTCAGATCCATTAGACCTGAGTTACACTTAGCAATAGAGTCTGCTGCCATCTTGATTCCGTTTGAAGAAGCGAAATCGAATGTAGCGTTTACGGTCATGGCATTAGCATAACCTTTAGGATTGTAGATGTAGTAATCAATGTAATCACCCCAGTCATACTCAAGAGCAGTTCCTTTTGCTCCTTGAGATGATGCTTCTGGACTCTTGATCTTCTGTCTTACTTTACGTAGTTTGAGAGGATCAATATAACGAAGTTCTAGGATACCACGCTTGGGTTTGTCCAAGTCGATAACCTTGTGGTAATATGTACGACCATCGATGTACCAGCTTCTAATAATCTGGTGAGCATTCTTGTCAAAATTTAAAAGTCTTTTGATGTAATTAAACTCATCTCGAATTTTCTTCTTGACTCCAGCACTAACATCGAGGTTAGACAACTCAACTTCTACAGGAGAATCGTCAGCATCACTGACCACAAACTCATTAACGATTTCATCGATAGCAGAGTCACACTCTGGGTGTAGCGCCATATCTCTATAACGCTTGATCAGTTCATATTCATTCCTGCCCTGTGAGCCATCAACATCCACATATGTACCAAAATGACCCCCAGCGGCTACCGCTACGGAGTCATCTTGATTTGGTGGGATAGGGGATTGCCCCCTATCCTCACCACCTTTATTAATAATAAAACCGAAGAGTTGACTCATCTCAATAGATCTATGTTCCTATAGATCTATTTATTAGATCAAAGTTCGATCAGTTTCGTGGTGCCATCTCTACCAGAGTTACCACCCTCTAGGTTGCTGTCAGTTGGACTGACAACCTTCCAGTAGGAATACTGGAATTCAACCGAGAATTCTTCAACCTGATCGTTGCTATCATAAGCAAGATCAATCTGGGAAACATTGGTTGGGAAGCAATGCTGAAGTTGGTACTGTCTGAGGATTTGACCACCCTCAACACCATGCTTCTCAAGTTGCTTAACATCAACCGATGCCATGTAACCACCATCTTCGCTCGTAGGAACGAAGTTTGGAGAGTAGTTGCCCTCATGGGTGTTCATGGATTCCAACCAAGATTCGAAGAAGGAACGAATCTTCATGTCCTTATCGTTGAAGAACGTAGCAGTCCAAGTATCGAAGGTACGATCACCAGCGATCTTGACTGTTCTACCACGGAAAGGAACTTCGATAACACCTAGGTTCGAAGCGGGTAGAGCAGCGGACTTACAAAGTACGTTGACCAATTCACGGTCAGCGTCAGAAACTGTTCCAGCAGATAGGTTCGCTCCAGGGAATCGAATATCAACCGAGAACATATTGGGCTTAACGCCCTGCCCAATTTGGGTAATGAAGTTGTTAATACGTGTTGCCATTGTTGTTTTCCTCTAATACGTGTGTGAAGTGAATAAATTAATCAACCACCGATTACTTCACTGAAGGAAACACCAGTCTTGGTTGCCGTGAGGGTAACCGTGACGTAGTTGATCGAACGGGTTGGTTTGACATAAATCTCAGCAACAAATTCGTTACGGTCAATCACGGAAGAGGTGTTATTCGTTTCATTACAAACTACGAGGAAGTCGGTGACTCCTCTTCTTGCTTGGACTTCAGCCAGGAAGGAGTTCAGGGCAGAAGCAAAACCAACTCTGGTTGTAGCATCGTTTTGCTCAAACAGTACACCCTTGGCAAGACCTTCAGCTCTCTTCTGGATAGCAAGGAACAAACGACGAACGTTGATTCTGTCGAAGGCAGAAGGAGAAGCAAGAGCAGTCTTGTCACCGAATAGAACGGTTCCAGAACCAGGGAGAGAAACAATAGGATTGATTCTTGCCTGATACAATTCGTCTCTATCGGCTTGAGTTGGGTTGAATGCTAGTTTCACAGCATTTCTTAGACCACCACGGTTGGTTCCAGCAGGAGAATACCAATCTTCGGTGGAAGCAGAAGTGGAAACACAGAGACCAGCAACGTCGCCGTTACATGGAATCCAACGATAGACATCATTGAAACGGTCGTACATGTACTTATAACCACTGTCGAATACAGCGTAAGAAGTAGATGCTAGAGTATTGAAGAAGTTGATTGTCTGAGTTTTCTGGAGGGATCTGCTGAGAGCACCATTAGTAGAAGCAATCTGATTACCTCTGTGAGGAGAAACGAAAGCGATACAATCTTTTCTGCTTTGAGCAACACCCATGACAGCACCAGCCTTGAGTTTGGTGTCAGTCTCTTCAGACATGCCACCACCCATAATGACGAATGCTAGGTCTGTAGTATCTGCTTCGGTGAAGAGATTGTAAGCATCAACGATTTCACCAGAGGTGTAATCATAGTCACTGTCACCAGCACTGAGATCAGTAGAAGTAGCACCAGCAAGGGTGAAGGCAGATACACCAGCATCACCAGATGCTTGAGCCCAGGCATCGCCAGAGTCACCAGAAGAAGGAGCATAAGCACCAACAACTGTAGTGCCGTGATAGATGTACTCGGAACCAGTGTTAATGGCATTCTTGTAGTAAGTTGCTTGATTCTCAGCGCCCTTACCATCGGTTAGTTTCGAGAGATAAAGGAGACGCTCGATAACAGTGCCAGCAGTACCAGAGATACCACCGTCGCTATCAACAACAGCAACGTGAACTTCGTCATACTTGATGCCACGATCAGCAGCGTAAGCAGAAGTGCCAGGACGAGGACCGATAGCAGAAAGAGCAACACCACCAACAGTAGTGGAAGACCACCAGTCAGCAACAGAACCGATGCTAGCATCTGGGTCTAGAGTAGCAACAGTAACTACAATAGCACTTCCAGCTCCACCAAGAGCAGTAGCGGGAAGAGTAATTGTATTGCCAACAGAATAACCATCGCCAGCAGTTAGGAGAGTTACTGTAACCGAACCACCTTCTCCAGGAGTTCCACCTTCGCTACCAGCGTCAGCAACAACAACTCGGAATGACGCGCCGTTGGGATCAGCAGCAGGAGTGTAAGTACCAGGAACTCTTGCTGTTTCAGTAACACCATCGTGGGTGAAGGTTCCAACTTCATTACCATCTTCGATCTCGTCGTTGGTGGTAATCAAACGGGTTGGGTCATCCAAGATAACGCCAACAGTACCAGTAGCAGCATCCCAAGAAAAAACTTCAGCAGTAGCAGTGCCGCCACCATTAAGGTTGAAAGTAAGTGGAGAACCAACTACGGGAGCATTGTCCCAACCACCAGTAATAGTGATGAGTTGATCAGCACCACGGTCAGCAACGATAACACGTAGAGAGTTACCCCAGTCACCAGGAGTCTTAGCAACATACGATTCGCCAGTGCCAAGACCGCTCATCCAATCAACAGAGTTCTTGACGTTGAGGGAAGCGTTAGCGCCAGAGTTGGCGGAGTTTGTGCCAGTTGCGGCACGGATTACAGCGAGTCTACCGCCGTAACCTAGAAATTCGGAAGCAACGAAATAATCTTCGGCGTTGGCGCTTGAAGGAGCACCAAAAGTTTCAACTAGTTCGGCTTGACTGCTGATAGTTGTAATTTCTCCAACGGGACCTTTAGCAAATGTTGAGGCAAAAGCAGCAGTGATTGCTTGACTGTTACCAACTACACCAGCAGTTAGATCACGTTCTTTGATTACAATACCAGGCGAGATAAGACTTGCCATGTGTTTTTCTCCTGTAGGTATCCAGATATTAATCTAATATTATTTAGATTTTTGGACTTCTTGAGTGGGGAAACAAAACGTGAACTTACCAGTCTGGATAGTCCCACATAGTAGTGGTATCCCTACTTTTCCTGCTTTCTAGGACTCTCTTTACAGTACAGACCTTACATTCGTATGAATATGCTGACGCTACAGTTGCTCTATCTTTTCTCGTCAGGTAAAAGTCATCCATCAAACTTTTAGTCTTGCCACAACTACGGCAAGTTCTCTCCTTAAAAATGAGATGGTCTAAAGAAAATTGATCATCTAAGTTCATCGATAGTCCCACATATATCCTACGTCTTCTTGAGTATCTCCATACCACACAGTACCATCAGTGACAAATCCTTCGTCACCTTCTAGACCTGTAGTAATAAATCCGAACGGTGACATATCTTGTTCGATCTGGTTCTTCTGTTCATCATAGATACGCTGACGAATATCATTGTCAGTCATTTCTTTGAAGTAATCTTGCTGAACCAACCAGGCAAAGATAACCATACACATCACAAGGTCATCATGGAATCCTTCGTCTGCTTCAAATGATTGTTTCTTCTGAATGAATGTAGTCAACTCATTGATGATGTCATAGTCATTAAAAATAAGTTTGTCATCCTCAACAATCTGCTTGAGGTTGGCACATCCTACCTTCTTAACTGTAACACTCATCTTGACACCTAGTTGTGTCTTGTTACCAGAGAATCCTTGTCCAACAATCTGACCAGCACGTCCTCTCATGGCACACATAAGAACGTTGGGATACTCAAGGTCAAAGTTTAGAATAGATGCTACCTGATCTCCAATATCATTTACCTCACACATAACCCAAGCATTATTATATCCTCTAGCAACATCATTGATAACGCTGGGGAACAGCATGGGTTTGATTTCGTTGTTCCTATACTTTGCTACGATACGATATGGAACAGTAGTAATGTCATACACAATGAAAGCAGAATAGTCTCCACCGATGCCACGACTAACGTCTACCGTCATTAAGTATTCAGATTTTTCTTTCGGGTTCTCATACACATCTAGTCCCTTGCTCCTGGTAATAGGTTCTTCAAATACCAACGCCTTAAGTTTGGCAGCAGAGATTAGTGTGTCAACCGATCCCAAGAATTCACACTCAAATTCTTGTGTAAACTGACGTTGAGATGTGTTCTTGATAGTTTCTTCTTTCCACTTAGCATCCCTACCAGGAACCTGTGACCAGTGTACTTCATGGTATGTGTATCCGTTTCTGCCGCTAACAGCATCTTGCCACATTTTATAGAAGTGGTTCATACCCTGTGGGGTAGAGATGATAATTACCTTGGTGCTTTTACC